ATGTTCTTGTCGGGCATATCGAAAACAGGTGGGGACAACGACGAGCTGGTCGGCATGGCCTGCGTGCGGCTGGCCACGAAGACCTTGGCCGCGGCGGCATAGCTCGGGATCGGCTCGTTCTCGTCGATCATCAGCTTCTCAACTTCGCCCATATCGGCGTCCGAGAGCTGGTAAAAATTCTTGACGCGGGTCTTCTCCGCAGTCACGCGGTCGCGGATGTCACGCTCGGCCAGCTTGTTTTCCAAGTCAGCCACGCGCTTGTTCGACGTTTCCACGCGACCCAGCACGTCATCCTTGGCGTCGATCTCGGGGATCGTCAGGCCTGGATTCTTCTTCTTCATCAGCCGCAACAGATCCTCGCGGGTCGCGGGATCGTTGTACAGGCCGTTGAGCATCTGCTCCGAGTTCAAGCCGCGCTGGGCGACTTGAAGGAGCTGGTCAACGCTGAGATCTTCGAGTGAGTTTGGCATGATGTGTCCCCCAAGGACGGATTAGCGGCGACCGCCCGGCTTGACGATCTGGAACGGATTCTTGGCGGACACCTTGCGGGGACCGCTCAGACCGCCGAGATCGTTGTAGCGCGGCTGGTTGAAGTATTGACCGTTGACCTGGTTCGGGTCGGTCGGCTTGCGAAGACCGGTTTCCGCGGGATCGAGGAATCGATTGGCCATGACTGCTCTCCGTGAAAGGGGTTAACCAGGCGCGCCCGGTTGAGGTTGAGCGGGATTATTGCCCCGCTGCATCTGCTGAAGCAACTGGCGCTGCACAGGCGCGCCACCACCTTGCTGACCCATGCCCTGCACCATGGACATGACTTCAGCAGGCACGAGGTCGCTCGTATCGCGCTGACCGAAGTCGCGCGAGAGCGTGGACAGCGTGCGGATAATCGCAGTTCCTTCTTTTGACGTACTGCCGAACATGGGCAACGCGCGTTCGAGGATCTGCATGGCAATGTGGACCTGGACGGTGCCCAGTTCCGTGCGGCCCTGTTGGGGCTGCGGAGCTGCCATGGGTGCGGCCATAGGGGCCGCTGCTGGGCCGGGAGGTCCACCAGCGGCGGGGGAAGCAGGCGCACCACCCTGACGGGCGGCCTGCATTTGCTGCATAACCTGGGGAGGTACGCTCACGTGGCTTCCCGATTACTTACGCTTGTGACGACGCATCCGACGTGCCATGGCACTTCTCCTGCGATGGTGGGTGGGGAAGGGAGTGCGTGGTCGAACGCCACGCCAAGCGATTACTTACGCTTGTGACGACGGGACTTGCGAGCCATTGGGCCTCTCCTTTATATCCCCTGACCGGGCGCAGGGTCGTCGCCATCAGTCGTTATCCACGGCGCCCCTGCATGTACTCTGCCGGGCTGCCAGGCGGATTCCCGTGTTTCGCCTGAAGCTCCTGTTGCTTGAGCTTTAGCATCTCCTCTTGCTGCTTGGCCTCCTTGGCCTCCATCACTTTCAGCTTCTCTTGCAGCAACTGTTTGTTCGGCGGGTCCATCATGTCCAGGAAGGTCGCCCGGTCGATGGTCCTTGCTTTGAGCAAGATCTCGGCGAGCGACTTGGAGTCTTCCACGAACACCGGCGAACTGCTGTGAGAGTCCACCTTAATCTCAAAGTCACTTGTAAATTGTTCGGCAAGGAAAGTCAATGGCTCACCGTCAGGGCCTTTCTCTTCGCTCAAGAAACGCTGGTCGGAATAGGTCTGCACGTTGCGCATCATCAGCGTGCCCACGCGCGCCGCGGACTCTTCCGCCACCAGTGCCTTCTGCTTGACGCGGCTGGACCCGAGGCGGGCCATCAGGTCGGCCTGACCATGCGACCGAACACCTGCCGCGCCCTGTCCTTGGAGAATGGGGTTGATACCTGCAAGGTCGCCGAACATGGCGTCAATTTCAGCAATTTCGCTGAAGGTGTTGGCCGGCATGGTCGGCGTGTAACGGTCGATCTTGCCGGTGGGAGAGTTGTTCGACACGATACCATCAGCACGGTTGAGCGCCTGAAGCTTCTCTTCGGCGATACCCGACAGGCCCGTCGCCAGCATGGGCGGGTTGACCTGCTTGGTGAGCAATTCCTTGATCTGAAGCATGCGCTCGTCTCGCCAATCCTGCAGGCCCGTCAGGCGGGCGGCAAACGAAGTGCCCCAGAAATAGTCGTAGGTCTCCTGCTCGGGCACCAGGTTGACGAAGGGATGGGAGCGCGGGATGTAGAAGTTCGCCCGGTCGAACACGATGATGTTCGGCTCGGCGATGGTGACCACCTGGTAGTCGTTGATCTCGTCGTTCCATACGAAAAGCTCGGCCATGTCGATCAGCTCGGCTTCAACCTGGGGCACGTAGTTGTACTGCCCACCGGCCACGGCGCCGATGCCACCGTCGATCGTGCCGCCGCCGCCCACCGGGCTATTGCCCATCGCCGCGCCAATACCGGGACCGGCGACGGGCGCCGACAGGATGAGACGCCCCAGTCCATCGTTCACATTGCCCTGCGACTTGTCGTCACCCGGCTGGCCGCCTACGCCCACGGCCTGGATGATCTCCTTCTCGCGTGGTATACCCTGGATCATGTTGCGGAGCTGACTGCGAGTGATCTGGTAGTGGTGCGAGAACGCCTCCTGGTCATCCAGGTCCATGACATCTTCGCGATACACGCCAAACTGATGTGGCTCGACCACGAATGTCTTGGCCTTGCCGTGGTGCCAGAGTGTCTTGAACAGCATACTGCCGTACACCAGTGCCCACTTGCCGCCGAGCGCGAACTGCAGATTGGATCGGCTGGCGCTCCACTGATCGTTCATCTCGGCGACGAGCGCCGGAACTTTGGCGAGATCGCCGTGAGTAGCCTCCGTGCCGAGATGGATGGCAAACTTCGCCGAATCGCTCGAGTACATGAAGCTCCACAACGTGTCGATCGTCGAACTGATCTTGTTGTAGTAGCAACCCGTTGTGTCCTTGGTACCGAACAGGTAGTAATTTCGCAGCATCGCGTTGAACTGCGCGCGGTCCGAGCGCGACGCCGCGCATTGGCGAAGGATTTCCGAGTAAAAACGCCTACGCTCGGCCAAGTCCTGAGGGATCTTCATTTGCCGCCCTTGTCGCTATAGGACACCACCGTCCGTGGCATCACCTGTTCCGTCAGGCCCACGGCGGTTGCCGCCATACGCATGCCACTGGACACGTCGGGCACCCCATGCGACTTGGCGAAGGCGCGCGACTCGGCGACAGACGCCGCCGCGGCATCAGCCAGACCGGTCACGCCGCCATAATGCTTGGCCGCCTCGTCGCCCCAGAGAACGCTGCCCGAGGCATGGCCCCCGTAGGAAGTGTCGCCCTCGCGCTGTGCTGACTTCAGGTAATCGAGCTGGTAGCTCTCCGCCGTGTTACGGGTCTCACGATCGAAGTTCTTGGTCTTGGCGCTCATCATGCCGGGCGCCTTCAGGTACACGATCTTCACATCCTCACTCTCACAGCCCATGTGCGGGCAGATGGGATGGGACGACTCGAAGACGCCGTGTTTCTTGCACTGGTAGTCGTGGAGGACGGCCATGTCAGATGGCCTCCCGCTCGGCAAGGTTGCTCATTTCCGTGACCCTCGTTGGTAACGCCGTGATTGCCGGGCCTTGCGCAGTGACGCGGCCACGGCCTGCTTGACGGGATGGCCTGAACGCACCATCTCGCGAATGTTGTTCGATATCGTCTTGCGACTGCGACCCGTAGCGAGTGGCATGACCTATCTCCGGTAGACGCGCGGGTTGCTCGACCGCTGGCGGCCACGGCGGGCGATAGCTCCGGGAGCCCGGGCAGCAGGCGAAGGGGCCACCGAGACCCTGACTGGGGTGATGTTGCGACGCAGCGCGTTACCTATGGTCGGCGTGACAATGGCCATTCTCAGGTTCTCCACGTCAAGGTGGCGCCACCGGCTCCCCACGCGATGGCAGGTGTCGCCGATGATACCCCATCTTCTGCCGACCGGCGGGCTTGCTTGCGTCCGTTCATCTCGTTGATGTTGCCCGCCACCAGGTACAGGGTCTGCGGTCCGGCCTTCCGGTGCGCTCGCAGCCGACCCTTGTCGAACCAGTACAGCGCCCGGCTCAGTCGGTCCTGGTCGGTGTTGCCAATGCCTTCCGGCGACCCCGGAAACTGCGCGCCGGCAAACCGAACCAGCGCCGTCTTGTGCAGCATGTGCGGTCCCGGCTGCCAGTCACGGATGCGCTCGAAGATAGTCGCCTTGGACAATGGCCGGTAGTCCTCCCCGACCTTGCGCATCACCTGATCGGCCTGGCTGTACTCATAGGCCATGTCAGTTGCCCCGGAACTGGATGCCGTTACGTCGGAAGAATCCGGACACGTTCGTCTCCAGCGGCGTGGCGATCACCCCGGCCGGCCGCGGCGCATGCTCCATCGCGTACGTGCGACCCTGCATCTGCATCTCGACCATCATGGTGTCATTCCACCCGCAGCATATCGCAATGGCCGCCGCGATCACCCGGTCATCCTTCGCCCGTCCTTCGCCACCGATCGAGTCACCGTTGCGGCGGATGTTGCGCAACTGCTCCACGCACCACGGCGAGCGCATCACGATGGCATCACGCTCGAAGTACGACCGCATGGTCTCCATGATACGCATCTTCTCACGCTGGTTCGTCTGCCACTGCAACGCCACATTTCCCGTCATGGAGTCCTGCCTACGGTAGAAGTAGTCGCGGATGTTGTTCACCGCGTCGTAGATCTCCCGCGTCGCGCCCGTCATGGCCGGCAACCCCGCCATGCGCTTTAGGTTGTGCAGCTCGTTCATCACCGCGCCGCCCGGCCCCAACAGCTCCAGCACCGCCATCACCTGCTTGTACATGCCACCCAGGTGCGCCATCACCCACGCGTATTGCATCGGCGTCCAGTCGGTCGTTCCGACTTCCGCGACCTGCTCCACGCGATCGGCGTAGCAACGCCACACCGAGATGACGAACTCGTCCGCCCACTCGCTCGAACCGTACGCCGGATCGCAGCCCATGACGTACACGCCGCGCTCGTCGGGCATC